AAGAACTTGATAATCAAATTAGCTGCGGCATTGATGATTTGCCCTAAATTATTGGCAATTCCATTAACAAAATTCGCAATCAATGTAGCCGCTGCACGAATGATATCTGGCATTCGAGAAGCTAACGTATTCGTAAAATTCACCATTAAATTAACGGCTGTATTCACAATTGTCGGCATATTTTGTGCGATCACTTGTGCAAAATTCAAAATGATATTTAATGCCTGTTGCGTAATTTGTCCTATATTATTTGCAATCCCCTGTAGAAAAGTACTCAGCAAATTAAAGCCAGCTTGTAATATCATTGGTAAATACGCATTTAATGAAGTTAACCACGTGGTAATCAGAACTGCCACATTACCGACTATCATTGGTAATTGCTGTGTAATTCCTTGTAGCAAAGCATTAATCAAATTAGCTCCTGCAACTACAATTTGAGGAAGAGCTATCGTCAAGGCTCCTAAAAATGCTGTAATAATCAAGGTAGCGGATTGAACAATTGTTGGTATTAATAATAATAGTGAACTAGTGAAAGCCCCTATCAATTGAGCTACGGCTAATGAAAGCTGTGGTAGACCTTGCGCAATTCCTGTGATAAATCCACCGATTACCGCCAGTCCACCAGAAATAATCCCCGGCAAAGCTGTACCTATGGCTGTTAAAATACCCTTTAAAGCTGTACCGAAATTCGAACCAAGTTGCGGACCATATGTTTTGATACTGTCAGCTAAACCAGAAAAAGAATCCATGATGGTGTCTATCCCTTTTCCAATATCACCGCCACCTAAAGCTTTAGCAATTAATTCAAAAGCTTTTATCGCCAATCCGATTGGACCTAACAAAGATAAAAAAGCTGTTTTTAGAACTTTCAACCCAATTCCAAAAACATCTATCGAGTTACTACTTGATTTAAAACCTTCAAATAATCCTTTTAATCCATTAGCTATCTTCGTCATGCCATTCCATAAAGATTCCGGTAATAAATCTACGAATTTGTCATGTAAATCAGATACACTTATACTCCAATCATTAAAGACAATCGCTTTAAAAGCTGTAGCTAATAGTTTGGTGCCCTCTACGACCGATTTTAACCCGTTAGATAATTTCGTCATGCCATTCCACAAAGATTCTGGGAACACTTTTGTAAACTCATTTTTTAAACTAGTGACATTAACTGTCCAGTCAGAAGTGAAGATAGCTTTGAATCCACCGGCTAATGCTTTTAGTGATTTTTTAACTTGATCTATTGGTGCTATTAGCTTCTTCAAAGAACCGAACGTTCCGTTTATAGCATTTCTAAATCCTTCATTCGTTTTATAGAAATAGATGAATGCACCAGCAAGCGCACCTATCGCAGCAAGCAATAAACCAAATGGATTAGCAACTAATGCAACTTTCATCGCAACGAATGCATTTTTTACACCTGTAATTGCTACTTTTACAGAATTAAAAATACTAATAGCGCCCTTAAATGCTGCAAAACCTGCAATAGCTCCCACAATAACCGAAGCAAACAGCTTAAATGCTTGAGCATTCTTACTGATGAAATCAAATAGCTTTCCTAAAATTGGGAAATTATCACTGATTGAGCTTAACAATTCCTTGAACGCAGATTGCACGTAAGGAATAGCTGCTTTAATAAACGTCACGAATGCTCCAGGAAAAGCCTTTAAAATATTGCCGACCATCGGAATAAAGTTTCCAAAAAGAAAAGTGGACGTTGTTTCTGCTAATTGATTTAGTGCTGGTTTTATATCTTGACCAAGCGCCATTTTACCTAAAACATTAGAGAGAGAAGCTTTCATCGATTCAAAAGAGCCACTAAACGTGGATGCTGCTTCTTTTGCCGTTGTACCAGTAATATCTAGATTTTCTTGAATAGCGTGAATTGCGTTATAAACATCACTTAGATTATTGATGTCGTACTTCACGCCTGTTAATTTTTCCGCATCAGATAATAGCCGTTGCATCTCTTCCTTTGTACCGTCATACCCAAGCTTCAAGTTGTCTAACATGGTGTAATTTTGCTTTGCAAAACCTTGATAGGCATTTTGAATATCGCCCATGTTTGTCCCCATCTTATTTGCATTATCGGACATATCAATCATGGCCATGTTTGCCACATCTGCAGCTTTTTCAGTATCTCCACCAACTGATTGCAATAAACTAGCACTAAAGCTTGTCACATTTTCCATATAGGCATTAGCGGACAAACCTGTAGTTTTATAGGCTTCATCTGCATACTTCTTTACTTTATCTGCACTTCCTTTGAATAAGGTTTCCACCCCTCCAAGGGATTGTTGAAGATCAGCGCCTTCGGTAAGAGCCATAGAAAAAGCTTTACCGATAGCCGCAGTGGCAATGACACCTTTCACAATGGATACAAACTTACTTCCTAGCGTATTCCCAGCACTTATACCAGCTGATGATGCTTCTGGATCAAGTTGGCTTTTAATTGCTCCGCTAATTCCTTTAGCTGACGGAATAATTTGTACATATGCTTGCCCTAGTTCTGTTGCCATTGCCCTTCACCTCCATACTTCATTTGATTAATGAGTTCGTTTCTTCGTTGTTCAAAATCCTCGCCAGAATTGAATAAAGATGTGTCAGCTTGTTTTGTTTTTCTAGGACTGAGGTCCAATTCATCAGAAACTGCTTTTGGCATATTTCTGCCTTTTTCTGCATCTTTTGTTTTACTCCAAAGTAGTAGACTCAAACGATCATAAATTCCTGCCAAAAGCATCGTTTCAAAAGGAACTATTTGATTACTCATTTTCAACTTGATCCTAGAGTCTTCTCTCAAACCACAACAAAAAACAGCTACTGTATAAACCGGTAGCTGTTTGTAATCGTATATTTGATAAGTTTCAGCAAGATCGCAAATTAACGCTTCTTCATCTAGATTGATCATTCTAGCAAGGACTAAGAGTTTTTTGTGTTTGACTGACTTTCGAAAATTTCAGTAATTTCTTCTGACATTTTCTTAGCTGGCACAAAACCATCTTCTGTACGTAAGTGATCTTTTAAAGCTTCAGTCTGTTTTTCACCTAAAAGCATAATAACTACCTTAGAAAGAGCTAAAGGATTTGTCTCTAACTCACCGATAGCTTCTAACAGTTCATAGTTATCTAAGCGTTCTTTCGAAATTTTGTACTCGAAGCCTGATTTAGTTTTTCCCTTCATTATTTTCCAGCTCCTCCATTTGATATCTTAGTTAGATTGGTAGGTTTTTGAATATATTCAATATGAGTATCCCCGTTTTCATCTGGCATAGCAGTTAAAGTCGTTTCATATCCGATTGCATCCTCATCAGCATAACTAATTTCTCCAATCTCTGAAACTGTTGCATTTGGAATAACAATACGTTTCAAAACACCAGCTTTTAACACCATATCTACAACTAAACAATGCGCTTCTAATAGCGTAGCGTTGGCTTTAATCGTGATCATTGTATCTAAACTACCAGATACATTATTCGGACCATATACTTCTTTCAATACTTCTACATTTAACGCTTCGATCAACGTATAACCAAAAGTATCAGCTTTTTCACTTTGTACAACGTCGACTGTATCGCCACCCCAAGCTTTGATTGTGTCTGTTTCGGGTGTATTGTTGTTTGTTAATCCATCTTCTGAGATATAACCCAAACTTTTGAAAGCATCATCTAATTTGGTTACTGCATCAGTCGGCAAAGTTGTTCCTAGTGGTGCAGAATAAATTGCCCCCCCAATCTTTGGTTTTGCAGTTGATACATTCTCTGTTTTTGACATCTGATTCCCTCCTAATAATAGTTGATATCAAAGACTGCTTGATATCGGTATTCTTTAGTTGTCGTATCGGTAAAATTGTAGTCACTGTTTAATTGAACATTGCTAATCTCATCAAGTTCAATCATATTTTCAACTACCTCTTTCAGTTCTTCATTTAGTTTCGCAGCATCGTACATCGATCCCGCATAACTTTGAAAAGCAAAGGTGGCCGATGAAAGATAATTACGTTTTGAGCTTCCTGTTTTTTCAAACAAAATATAACTATCTGGCATCTTCCCTGTTTGTTCTAAAAAAGACGGTACAAATAAATGACTATCGAGATATTGCTTAATAATGATCTCAATCATTTAACGCACCGCCTTCAATAAGGTATTATTTTTCATATTGTCTCTTTTAGCTTTATAGGAGTCAGCATAGACCATCGCATTTGCACGAGTTTTCCCGACATAAACATCTTGTGCGTATCCTTCTCCCGCGCGATTCTTAATGGCTGTTGCCTTTTCAGTCAATACATCTTGCATTTCAGCCGATTTCAATAATTGTCCGACTCCGGAATAATTGAGCTTGAATTTATTTTTAGCCATAACGTTCCACCATCACTTTCTTATTCCAATCAAGCGGAATGAGTTCTTCAATCCCTTCGAGAGGAATTCCAAATACACGCCATCGTTGGCCAAAGAATTTGACCTCCTTATCTTCCCAATCATGTGTATCACTTTTAGGAATAGCCAACGTATATACGGCTTTTTTACCGGTCAGCGTCAATTGGTTCACAATATCATCAGACGATGTAGGGCTTATCAGAATATTTTCAATTTCGATTTCTTTATCTTCAAAAATAGGATTTCCGAATGGATCTTTTCCTGTTTGGATTTTATCGACAAGAATAACGGTAATTCCTTTAATCTTGGCCATAAAAATCAATCACCCCATAACGTTGACGACGTAGCCCTAGACGACTTAATTCAGTATTCTTGATAAACAAGCCACCACCAGGAACCAGGTATGATCCTGACCAGGAATAGCCCAATGCACTTTCTGTTGTTTGAGTCATTGGCTCTTGATCAGTTGACGTCATAAGTGTTCGCGCAACGATATCAACCGTCACTGACTTCACTACATTTGTGAAATAAGGTGGCTTTTCTTTGATCATCTTATCTAAGTCTTTACCCACTCGTCCGGCTTCTTCACGTAACGAGTCAGAAACAATAATAAGTAGTTGCTTAGCACGTTCTGTTTCATCAGGCTTTAATTTACGCCATAGCTTTTCCAAATCATCAATCGTTGCAAAAGGCTGCATCTGATCACTTCCCTTGCGCCATCATTAAGTCATACAACTCTTGTTTCTTAGCAGTGGCACTGTACTTGATACCAAAAGCATCTAGTTCTTGCTTGATTTGAGGAACAGTGATTGAGTCAAAAGCTGGATCGTCGGTTTTAGTTTCTTGATCAGGCTCTTCTTGTTCTGTATTTTGATTTTTTTCTTCTGCTATTTCTGAATTATCAATTTCTTCCGCTTTTTGCTCATCGTTCTCTCTTTCATTTAAATGATGCTTACTTTCGACAAGAGCCCAATTTCCACCGGAAATAGCGAAAGAGCTGTCAAAGACAGCTCCCGTAACTTTGTTCTTATAACGCATTTTATTCGCCACCCTCCGCTGCTTTTTCAACAATACGCGCGAATCTTTCAGGAGCTAAGATTCCCCAGCCAAGAAACGCTTCTGCTCGTACATAAATTTGGTTGTGTCCCTTCAAATCCATGCCAGAGTTGTCTGGATCACCGTATTCAATGATTTCCATTGGAATCTCCTTTGCATAACCCCATTTAAAACCTTCGGTAAAATCACCGATGATCGCGCGGTCGTTTTCGCTGGCATTCATATCTGAAACAGTTTTGTTAACATCAACTGACAATCCATTAATAGTCGACGGTGCATTACCCCAAGCCAAATCTGGGAACATTGGATTACCTTGCTTATCTTGTTGTTTTGCTAGAGCTGAACGAAATGAAGGATTAATTGCCATTCCATTAACTTCTCCTTCAGAACCAGTTACTAATTCAATTGCACTTTCTACAGCACCATTTGGATCTGCAAGCCCTGTTACCATTTCTACTTTCTGCGTTACCTTAGCGTCAAAATGGTTGGTTCCGATCACAGTGGACGGTTGCCCCGTTCGCGGATTAACTCCATGAAAGCTCATTAAATCGATCCCACGAGCTACTTTTTTTGCAAAACCATCGTTAAAAGACTCAAGAATCTCAATTTGTTCTTCTTCTGAAGCGTACATAAATTCATCGGAAATACGTGCGCCATATTCAATTTTGATCGGCGCCATTTTTTGCGGCGTTAAGGTCATCCCGCCATGAGATTTAGCTCCGCTTTCTGCAACAATATCGATTTCTGAATCCATAGTAAAAGTGAACACTTTCTCACCGTTGAACGGAATAGGCTTCTGAGCGGATAGACGAGCCAACGAGCTTTTACCTGTTACTTTGCTAATCAAATCTGTTACTAATTTCGGGTCAAATAAAGTTCCTTTTTCTAATGTCATATTTTTTATTCTCCTTCTTTTTTAAGTCCATTTAATAGTTTTTTATAAGCAGTGTTTTTATCATCGCCTAAAGATGGTTCTATATTTTTCAATGGTGGCGGTGTTTGTAGCTTCTTGCCGACAAAACCAGCTAAACGTTCTGCATCAGCTTTGATACTTTCCTCGTCATCTCCGACCAAGCGATCCGCTAAATCAACAGGCAATCCGTTTTGCAACGCAATTCTAGTTCGCAAGCTTGCTGTTTCATATTCAGCAATTTTTTTATTTAGATCAGCCACTGTTTGCTCATGAGTCTTTGTAGCAGCGTTTGTTTCTTCG